CTCTAAATTTTAGAACCTGTCTTTCACTGTTCTCTACTGACTTCTCGTATTTTGCTACTTTTTCTTTAGCTTGTTCGAGTGCTGCAGCATTTTCTTTGGTACTTCCTGTACCTGTCTTCATTGCGTTTTCAAGACGGGCTACTTCGTTTCTTGCATCCGATAATTTCGTGTTGTACTTCTTCAAATTGCTTTCGGCTGCCCTTAGTCCTTCACCCCATAACGACTGTTGTTTTTTTAGATTTTTAAATTTATCAGCAACCAACGCTTGGTTGATAGATAAGTTTTTAAAAGAATTTCCTAAGTCTTTATTAAAAGAATAAGATTTTTTGAAATCACGCATTGTACTGTCAATGCCTGCGACTTCATTTTTAATCTTTTTTATTCCTTTTGAGAATTCGGTGGTATCTGCACCGATCTTGATAGAAATTCCTTTTACTGAATATGCCATTTAATCACTCCTTTTAGAGTAAGCCTGCTAGTCTATCCATATCTCTCTGCGTTGCATCTCTTACCCTTACTTTCTTTGGTTCTGACTTTTTCTTTTTGGCTCTGTTAGAATCATTCATTTTTTCAAGTAAGATATCCTGCATGAAACCGATCCCCATTTCATCAATTTCATTCAATGAATAGCCTAGTGTCTTCATAAGCATAAAAAGTCTTGAGAAACTCAATTTTTTTTTGATGATTCTTCTTCTGCTTCTTCTTTGATATCTTCATCAGGCTGAACAATCGGCTGTCCACCATTTACTACGAAACCGAACCAGTCCATAGCTTGTTCAATGAATCCGTTGTAATCTTCAACTTTGTCAATGAATGTTGTGTATGCTTTCATACCTTTGTTTCCACCTGCTTGAATGCTCGCCCATGTCATTTTGCATAACAGATCTTCGCCGATATTCTTAATGACAATAACGCTCATTTCTGCTTCGTTTAATTCTATGCCTTCTTGGACGTGATAACGTAAAGCATCTTGATATCTCAACTGTGCTTCTTGGATATCTATCATCAAATCCGAATTAAAGTTTTCTCTGTATAATCGAGCAGTCTTACCACTGTATACTGCTTTATATTCTTTGTTATCAATTACTAATGTAGTTTCCATGTTATCTCCTTTATTTAATTAAATTAATTAAAAAATAAAAGGGATTGAAGTACATCAATCCCTGTCAATTGTTATCCACCTATTTCTTGTACTGCAGGTAAGTGTGGTGCAGTTTCAAAGAATGTGTTATATGCTGCAGCGCCCTTTGGACAAGAAGATTTTGTCCACGCATGGTCTGCATCATCTGCAACCGGTACAGAGGTATAATCCATACTGATTTCATCCGGTGAAATAGAATCCTCTTTAGTGTTTGCTTCAAAGCTAGGTCTAGAGAACACAACCTTGTACATTGTATGTCGTACCTGGTTCTTATCTCCGTTGCATTCATACAGCAAAGCGACCGGTACTACGTTTGCATTTGCATCTTCTGCTAACATTCCGTCTGTCGTTTCAATGTATCCAAAAATATCTTTCTGAATCTGCTCTGGTAAATATGCCATAGTCAAACTACCGGAATAACCATTTACACTAGAACTAGTGAAGTATGCAATATCGTCTGCATAGTATGTGCTTCCACTATCTCCGTCTGGATCCATTGTAATACTACGTGCCCCCGGCCATTTCTTTGGTTCTCCGTAAGTAATAGTATCTGCTGTTTCTGTGATGATTGAATAATAAACGGATTTAAATCCGAATCTCACTTTATTGTTATCTGCCATAATATCTGCCTTTCTATAAATATCTGATGATTATGTTGACTGCGTTTTCATCAACATATCTTTGTCCATTCAACCAATGTCTGTAAGCTTTGGTTGAACCACCTGTAAATCCATGTTGGTTCGCTATCCTGTGTCCATGTTCTAACAGATGCCCTAAACCAACATGAGGTCCTTTGTTATAAACAATGCCGGTGAACTCATCACCGGCACCCTCGTATTTATGTGCTAGGTCTCTACGGTAAAATCCTTTTAAATCTTTATAAGGACCAGATACCCTAACAATTTTTTTGGTTTCTAACGTTACTTTTTTTATACCTTCTCGAACTGCTGTTTCTGCACTGATTTCATAGGCTGACAATATTTGCCTGCATACTCCACCAAACTGTTCCGGTGTACACACTATCGTGTCGCTAACTGGTACTCTCAACATATAAACCAAAACTCCATTCTGTAACGTATACTTTTTCCTGTTGATTCTCTTGTTCGAAATCCACGTTATAACCTATCCCATGACTATCAAATATATCTTCAATTCTTTGTTCCAAAGAGAAATCCTTGTGATCCACAACCAAACGCAAGTAATATCTATCAAATTTCTTTGTTACGACATCATCTGCAAAGTAATTATCGCTTCGCTCTCTAGCGTATAATCCATAAGGTGGTTTGACTGGTTTTCTGAAACCACCATAAACAAAATTCCCTTTTGGGAATAATGTTTTTAAATCTGCAACAAGTTCCTGTCTTACGTTTGCCATTCTCCGATATCCTCTCTGATATATAGTTCTATCATGTCGTTTGAGGGATACATACGATACACAACATAGGTTTGTCCGTTATATTCAATCAATCTTTCATCATGGTAATCACCTTGAAAAACCTTAACTGTATATCTTGGTTTGATTCCCATTTGATACCCTCGAAAGAATTCCTGCATGTATACTCCACTGACATTACAGAACACTTCTCTTTTCGTTGGCTCTCCCTCTTGTACGATTCCGTCTTCATCTACATAAGTGTTTTTTGAAATTAAATAACAGACATCATCCCACAAGGGATTCTGCCGGGTATATTCATAAGGCATTAGCTGTTATTCCTCTTTGACTTATCCATAAGCAAAGCCCTTAGTAGGTTTTTGTAGGCTTCGTACATAGCTTGTTTATAGTCAACGTTACCTGCTCCGAATTGAGATTTTACATAACAAACAGCCAAAGTCTTGATTTCTGACTCCGGCTGTTCTGCATTATATTTGATTTTTAGTCTTTCAAGGTCATATAACATAGTGTTGATGTATGTTTGGATTTCGCTGTCGTAAGCATCTGTTTTAATTCTCAATGCTGTTTTGCAAGTGTTTAACATATCAACACCCGATTTCTACTCTATCCTTTTTTAACTCGTAAGAATCCGTTGTATTTGACTACGTTACCTGCTACAAATACGCTTGCCCGGTAAGCATCAATACCTTTTCTAAAGTTCGTTCCGTCAGAATCGCTCATACGGATTTCCATTGGCGAGAATTGTACAGCCTTGTATGCGTTCAAATCACCATATGCCATTACAAAGCCACCTGCAGAAGCAGTGCTGAAATCATCAACGTTAGAATTGATGATGTATGGAATAGTGTTGATAGTCTGTCTTGCTAAGTCAATATCATAAGCAGGACCGGAATTATCACCTTTCTTCACTTCGCTGAAAGCTTTAAGCGTTTTCTTGTTTAAAATTAACACCTGTGGGCTTTCTACATCCTCGTCCCCACCATATGCAAAAATGATTTCGTTCAATGTATCTTCGTCAATAGCAGTGATAGTTAAGTCTTTTGCAGAATCGATAGCATCCGGTGTACCAAAGATACCCATGAATTCATTTGATCCAGAACCTTTGATTACTTGAGCACTTAACACTTTACGTAACGCAATATTCATTCCACTTGTTATTTTTGATACATAGTCTGCTGCCGGAAGTTTACGTGTTTCTTCTGTGAAGCTTGCATATGCAGTGATCTTGACTTTTGTCATATCTGCATAACCGAATACCGGTTCTGCTTCCGTATAGTCTTTGCCTTCTTCAACGATTCCACCTGTTCCGTAACCTTTTAAGAATGCTTCGGAATAACTTTCTCCATTTGGTAAGGATTCAATCTGGATCTTATCTACTAATGTGGATACTTCGTTGAAAGTGTCGTTGATGTTATTTCCGTAATGCTTCGGAACAAGCAGGTCAGAAGAACTAACTGTGATAGAACGCTTTTCTAACAGGTCACGTTTTCTCTGTTCTGCTTTCTTCGAACGTGCTTCTGCATCCTTGTCACTCTGCCCTTTTACATCAACTGTTTCTTCTAAGCCTTTTGCGATCATGTCACGCATATTTGCTTTACGCTGTTCTGCGTTTGCTAAATCTGCGTTTCTTTCATTCAATGCGTCTACTTCTTTTCCCAATGATTCCAAGTCTGCATCTTCGTTTTCCATTTCTTTTGAAATGTCACGTAAACG